ATGTGCGACGCGATGGGCGCGCTCGCGCACCTTTGCTTGCAATACATCGACTGGCTCGCCAAGCAACTCCTACCGGACACCGCTGAAACCGAATGGCTGGACCGTCACGGGCAAATCTGGCTGACGAACGCCGATGGCACAAAGGGCCGCAAGCTCGCGACGCTGGCGTTCGGAACGGTCACCGTCACCGGCAACAACGGCACGATTATTCCCGCACACTCGACGCTGTTGAATGCGCCGCTCAACGGCGTGCAGACAGAGTACGAGACGCTAGAGCAAGTCATCGTCGGGTCCGGCGATACACCCGTGCCAGTGCGCGCGCTCGATGCTGGCGTGCAAGGCAACCTCACGAACGGCTACGTGCTTTCGTTTGATCCGATCCTACCTGGCGTCAATCGCAACACGACGGTCGTGGTGATTGGCGGCGGCGTCGATACTGAGTCCGATGAGGAATTGCGGTTCCGCGTTTTGCAGAGAATCCAAGAGCCGCCGATGGGCGGCGACGCGACCGACTATGAAGCGTGGGTGTTGCAAGTCCCCGGCGTGACGCGCGCCTGGTGCAATCCGCTCGAAATGGGAATCGGCACCGTCACGGTTCGCTTCATGATGGACGATCTTCGGGCCGATAGCGGCGGCATTCCGCTCGCCGAGGATGTGGCGAACGTCCAAGCGTATCTGGACACAAAGCGCCCGGTCGCGGTGAAGGATTTTTTCGTCGCAGCACCGATCCCGTTCCCGATCAACATGCACATCGATGCGCTTGTTATTGATAGCGGCGCGACACGCGCGGCAATCGAGCAATCGTTGCTCGACATGCTGTTCGCGAAGGCGATCCCCGGTGAAACGATCTATTCGTCCTGGGTTGAGGCCGCGATTGCTGATGCGGTTGGCGTCGATCATTTCGAGTTGACGTTCAACACGACACCAATGCCGAGCCCCGGTCACTTGGGAATTCTAGGATCGATAGTTTATGCCGGAGGATAGACACATCCGCCGCAGCGGCGACGATTACGCCGAAGCGCTTTCGTCGCTATTGCCGTATGGCCAAGCGTGGCCAAGGTGGGAAGATTCCACGCTGATGAAAACCGTGCGCGGGCTCGCGCAGATTTTCGGTTTTGTCGATGCCCGTGCGGCGGACTTGTTGGAGACGGAAAGCGATCCGCGCAAGACGCTAGAGTTGTTGCCGGATTGGGAGCGCAATTGGGGATTGCCTGATCCGTGCTTCAAGCAAGCGCAGACTATCGACCAGCGGCACGCGTTGCTGATCTTGAAAATGACATTGCTCGGCGCGCAGTCGAGAGAGTTTTTCATCGGCATTGCGGCGTGGCTCGGGTACACGATCACGATCAGCGAATTCGCGCCGTTCATGGCTGGCGTTTCGCAAGCCGGTGACACGCGCGGGATGATCAATTGGAACGACACGCCCGGTCAGCATCCCGAAAATCTCGACTATCGTTGGTACATCGGCCCGCCTGAAATGCGGTTCTATTGGGTTGTGCACGTGATCAACGCGCCGCTCACATGGTTCCGGTCATCGTCCGGTCAAGCTGGCGTCGATCCGCATCTGCGCATCGGCTACGCATACGATCTCGAATGTTTGCTGCGTCGCTGGAAGCCCGCGCACACCGACATCGTGTTTGATTACAGCAATCTACAAACCGGCGACTCGATGGCCGGGACACCGTAAGGAGAAACCAACCGTGAAATACGTTCCGCCCTATGGAGTCACCGCGAACCCCGACGCCAGTTATGTCAACGGCGATCCTTCGATTGGTAGACAGGGCTCGATTCCTCCCGCAGCGGTGTTCGAAAATCCGCAGCGGGAAATCGTCAACCTGATTGCGGACTCCACGCAGACACCGACCGACGTGGATCTACATCAGACCACGCGCGCGGTTCGCGATGGCAAATTGAATTTCTGCGTTGACAGCGGGCCGCTCAATCAATTGCAAGTGGTGATGCCTGGTCCGCCGATTCAAGCCTACACCGCTGGCTTGTCGTTGAACGTGCTTGTCGCACACACCAACACCGGGGCGACGCGAATTGTTGTTGGAACGCTCAATCCGACATCGGTCAAGCGCCGCGACGGCAGCGAGCTACAAGCCAACGATCTCCTCGCTGGCATGGTGGCGAACCTCATTTGCGACGGCACCTATTTTCAATTGATCAACGACGGCGGGTCCGGGGGTGGCGGCGGCGACACCAACATCGTCAACATCGATATCCCGTATGTCCGCGACACTGGCACGGCGAACCATCTAATCGGTTTGTATTCGCCTCCGCTGGTGGATCTTCGCGAAGGGCGCACGGTCGAGATCAAGCTGGCCCACAACATCACGGGCGCAACCGATTTCACGCCGAACAATTTCCCGGTGCATTCGGTTGTGCACCCGGACGGCTCGCCGCTCACAAGTGGCGACGGCGTTATCGGGCAAACCTTTTTGCTGATCTTCGACGGCGTGAATTGGCAGCTAGCAAACTGGTGCTGCAACCTGGGCGGCGTTCCCGCGCAGCCGACCACGGGCACCGGCAAGTCGCTGCGCTTCTGGTATCGGCAACCGGATCAATCATCGCACTTGCGTAGGCTCCCATCGATCAACGGCAATCGCCAGGTGTGGACCTACAACATGTTCGTGAAGCGCAACGATCTCGGGATTGCCGGTGTCGATTACGGCGGCTCGATTGCGCAGGGTATCGAGTGCTGGTTCATGGCTGGCAACGCCGCGCAAGGCGGCGATGCAACGGGCATGTATCTGTGGCAGCGCTACTACAACAACAATCCAGCGTTCACGCTGTTCTGGAATTACTCTTATTGGAATGTTGCGTGGCCAGGTGCGCCAGCCCCGGCATTCTCCAACAACATTCCAGCCGACACGGGTTGGCACAATTTCCACATGACGGCGGACGGCGCTCATATCAGCCTTTATTACGATGCGTTGCTGGTCGCTCAAGGTCCGGCAGCGGGCAACGGTGCGGTGTGCGCCGCGCGCCTGCACGAGATAGGCACCGACGCCGACTACGGCGCGCCCGGTTTCAGTTACAACGAATATTACGGCGCGAACATCCGCGCCGCCGAGATCTATCTGATCGATGGACTCTCGTTGCCGCCAACGACTTTCTTCAACAACATCGGCGGCATTCTCAAACCAAAGCGCTACACCGGCGCGTTCAATGCGAATGGTGGTGCCAACGGCAGCTACCTCAATTTCGATGATAGCAGCGCAGCAACCGAGACGACGTTGGGCCGCGACCAATCCGGCAACAACAACAATTGGCAACCGTTCAACATATCGATCAACGATATCAGCACCGACTATCCGGGGTAACCACACATGGCGACGTTCCAGAGCGCTCCCGATCCTCGCTACTATCAGAACATCTTGCAGCATGACGACGGCACCTACACCGCCGATCCGAAGCCGCTGGATGACCTGACCACAACGCGGATGAATCCCGCTGATCAAGCAAACCCGATGATCGTGATCATCTATGGGCTGCGGTCAGTCGTGCGCGACACCATGATCAATCCGTCGATCTCGGCCTATATCTACAAGTACGCGCCGGACTACGCACAGCGGAACGCCAACAACATTATCTCGCAGCCTGCGAACTACACGCCGCAACAGGTGCAAGACGCGAAGGACATGTGGACGTGGATCAATGCCGTCGTCGCCTACGGCAACTCGCTCACGACGCAGATCCAGTCGATGACCTTCAATCAGATCGTTGTGTGGGTTGTGCCTTCGACCGGATGGCCAGTGCCGCCCGACTCGCTGATCCCCACGCCTCCCCCTCCGCTTCACTAAACACACCGGGCAATTCAGATGGCGAGTCCAACAAACATTCTAAATTTGCCCATCGTGATTCTGACTATCGAGACGCTGACCAATGCGGATTGGCTCGATGGGCTAGAGTATTGGACCGCGCCCGCGCCTGACGGCGTTCCTATAGATCTCACCGGCATTTCGTTTGAAATGCAAATGCGGACATCGCCTCCCGTGGCGACCGTCGTGCTGCGCGCTTCGACCGCTAACCATCTGATCCGCGTTTACGCGAACACCTGGCAATTGCTGGTCCCGGCCCCGATCATGGCCATTGTCCCGCCCGGATCTTACGTGTTCGATTTGCTCGCACGCGCTGACGGCTACACGCGCAACATCGTGCAAGCGGCGTGTCGAGTTGACCTGGGCGTGACGCGCACCGACATCCCGTCACCGCAAAGCGTTAGCGCTCAACTCAAGCGAGTCGATGGCGTGGCTTACGCCGCATAACGGAGTCACACGATGACGATCCAATCAGTCAGCGTCATTGCTGGCAGCGCTGGCGACATCGGCCCGCCTGGTCCTCCTGGGCCTAGTTACGATGCAACGTCGCTCACGCAGCAAACAATCAGCGTCGGCCCGAAAACCTTCACGACGCAAACCAACCTCGCCTATCTTTCCGGCGCGCGTTGCCGCATGTGTTCGTCGGCGAATCCAACCGACAATTGGATGGAAGGCGTCGTCACCGCCTACCTTGACGATCAGCTAACGGTCAACTCGACGTTGCTGAGTCAATCGCGCGACGGCGCACCGCATAGCGACTGGCTGATCAGTCTCGCGGGTGAGCAAGGCCAGCCCGGAACACCTGGCATCAACGGCGTGCCAGGTACGAACGGCAACGTGATTTGGCAGGGCACGCCAGCGCCGAGCGGGACCAACCCGGCGAGCCCAACGGACGGCGACTGGTATCTGCAATTCAACCCGGCGACACCTGGCGGCCCCGCCTACATGTGGGGGCCTTACAGCCACACGGCGACGCCATCCTGGGGCACCGCTGGCGTGCTCCTGGCGACCGGCCCGGTAGGACCGCAGGGGCCGAAGGGCGACACGGGCGCACAAGGCCCGCAGGGCGCGACCGGGGCGCAGGGACCGGGCGGCGCGAGCGGCCCGCAGGGTCCGCAGGGCGACATCGGGCCACGAGGACCGGCTGGCGCTGGCTACGCCGCTAGCTCGACATCGAGCGCGAGCATCGGCACCGGCAGCGTTACGCTCACCGTGCAACCGGGCCTCGCCTACGTGACCGGCGTGCGCGCCAGGTTCGCCGCCTACTCGGCGCAGACCAATTGGATGGAAGGCCAGGTGACCGCCTATGACGCGGTTGCTGGCACGCTCACGATCAACGCCGTGCTCACCAACGGCACCGGCACATTCACCAATTGGACGGTTGGGATTGCTGGCGAGAAAGGCCAGCAAGGCGACACTGGTCCGGCAGGCGCGGGCAGCGGCGACATGCTGCGGGCCAACAACCTTTCGGACTTGTTGGACTACACGGTTGCATGGGCCAATCTGCACCTTGCCGCCGTCGCGCATACCGGCGATTACAACGATCTCACCAATCGGCCTGACATCACGCAGCGCAGCGTCACGGCTAGTCCGATCTCTATCACCGCGACCGATGACGTGCTCAACATCAACATCGCGACCGGCTCGCCGACGCTAGCGTTGCCAGCGTCATCAACACGCAACGGACGGCACATCGTCATCAAGGATATCGGCGGACAATTCGGCGCGCATCCCTTGACCGTTACGTTTTCTGGCGCGGAAAAGGCGGACGGACTTGGGCCGCTCACGTTGAGCACCAACTATCAACAACTCAAGCTGCGACCGATGAACGACGGAGTAAACAGCGGATGGGCTATCGACGGATAATCTTGCGCGCTGCGCTCATCGGCGCGGCGCTCTTGGCGCTCGGCAGCGAGGCCGACGCACAGTGCAGCGGTCAACCTCCCGGCAACACAGTTTGCGCGGCACCTATCACGCCGCCAGGATTGCCGTTGTTCCGCGCGCTGGTGCCAGCCGACATCAACTCGGCGGTTGCGCTCACACCTGGCACGACGGCAGTCAACGGCGGCACCGCTGGCCGCATGTTCTATCACGACGCGACCGGCAAGTTTTCCGAGTTTGTTGCGGCTGGCGACTGCACGTTCACCGCGCCCAACTTTCTCTGCACCAAAACCAACGGCGTGAATTTCGCGGCGTCGGCGACAACCGACACAACGAACGCCGCCAACATCGGCACCGGCACTCTGCAAAACGCGCGCTTGGCGACCGGCTTTGTCACCGCTGGCACCGGGCTCACGGGCGGCGCGCTCGGCGGCGGCGGCACAATCGGGGCTGACATCGCGACCGTGGCGCAATTCGCGGCGGCGACGGCGAACAAGATGCTCGCAGCCGATAAGGTGTTCGGCCCCGAGGGCACCATCACCTACGGCACGACCACGACCATCGACTTTTCGACGTTCGTCTCTAACGCAGCGGTGACGCTCACCGGCAACATCACCACGATCACCCTGACCAACGTCAAAGCGGGGCAGGCTGGTTTGCTCCGCTTCATTCAGGATGGCACCGGATCTCGCACGATCCCGGCCACGATCAATTCGATTTTCAAGTGCGCTGGCGGTTGCTCCTACACGCTATCAACAACAGCGAACGCGGTTGATGTCATCGGCTTCGCTTGCGTGTCAGCGACCTACTGCATCGGCGGCGCTCTGGTTAAGGACGTGAAATGAACCGCTTCCTAGCTGGCTTCGGACTGTTCACGCTTGGCTTGCTTTGCCTTGCCTATGGCGGCCTGACCGCGCGCGGGCAGATGCCGGGGACGTTCAACCCGGTCAGCGTCGGTGTGTCGGGCGGCGGCGTCGCCTGTACGCCTAACAGTCAGGGAGCTACGTCGCTTGCCGTTGGAGACGCCAACGTATTTGCTCTCCTACATTTCGACAACAACGGCACCGACAACGCGATAGTCCCGCACAATCTCACGCTCAACGGCGGCGCGGTTTACTCGACAACGCAATCAAAGTTTGGCGGCTACGCTCTTTCGATTCCAACAGCGGCCACGTCGTTTGCGCAGCAAGCCAACGGCATGTTGGGTGGCGGCACTGGTATAGGGAGCGGCGATCTAACTGTTGAAGCATGGATGTACTGGCCAGCGTTGCCAAGTTTGTTTGGATTGCTTGGCGACGATCAAGCAACAAACATGGCGCTTATCGGCAACCCGAATCTAGCCGTTCAAATTGCGGGGGCGACCACAACATTCACGCCGACCATATCGGCGATAACCGTTAATGCTTGGCATCACGTCGCTGTCACGCGCCCCGCAGCGACCGGCATTGCCGCACTCTATCTCGACGGTGTTTCTCAAACCTATTCGACAGGCTCATCGGCTGGAGTCTTTGGCAACGCAACGAGCGGGCTGAAAATTGGTCGCTCCTACTCGGCAAGCTACGTGATGCCGAACAACAGTTTCATCGATGAGGTTCGGATATCAAACCTCATTCGATACACGGCAAACTTTATTCCCCCCGTGCTTCCGTTCTGCAATCCCGTTGCGCCATCGGCATCTTCCACATATCGCTACTGGCGGCTGGACATCGTATCCGGCACTAGCGGGCCAGCACGCGTCGCCGAGTGGACGATGAACACAAGCGGCGTCAATCAAATTCCGCTCATGACTGGCGCGACCACATCCGGCGTCACCATCACATCGGCAGGCACGCAAGGTGCAGGCTTCGAACAGTGGCTAGCCGCTGATCGCACCCCGTCAACATTTTGGTACTCGGGGCCAAGCGGTGCGACGTACTTGAAACTCGATTTTGGCGCGAGCAATGCCAAGCACATCGACAACTACACGATCCAAGCTGATCCGAATGCGCTTGCTGCTACAGGCTGGACGCTCAAGGGCTCAAACGACGATACGTTCTATTTCAATATCGACACGCAGTCCGCGCAGACATGGACCGCTGGTCAAATACGTTCCTACACCCCGCCAGCTTATCCGTGAGCGAACCATGCGCGATGTCCCGCAACACGAGATCATCGAATGTTTGAACCGGATCGCCAGCGGCGAGTCCGATGTCGAACAGTTTGATCCAGATTTACGGGCCTGGTTGGTGCAACTCGGCCTGGTGAACTGCACGCCACTCCGCACTATCGAATTGACTGATCGCGGCAGAGAGAAACTAGAACAGGAGAAGCATCCATGAACATCGTTTTTTCGTCAGGTCACGGTCTAAAGATTCGCGGCGCAGCCGGTCCCTCGCCGTGGGGACTCGATGAGGTAAACGAGGCCCGCAAGGTGGTCGCGAAAGTCGCCGAGCTTTGGCAAAAATCCGGCGTCGGTGTGAGGACGTTCAACGACGACACCAGCACATCGCAGAATCAAAACCTCAACACCATCGTCGCCTACCACAACGCGCAAGGGAACTGGCGCGAGCTTGATGTGTCGTGCCATTTCAACGCCTATCAATCAACATCGAAGCCGATGGGCTGCGAGGTTCTGTACGTCACGCAATCATCGCTGGCGTCGAAAGTCTCGGGCGCTATCGCGGGCGCTGGCAAGTGGCCGAATCGCGGCGGCAAAAAGCGCACCGATCTTGCGTTCCTAAACGGCACCGACAAACCGGCGATCCTACTTGAAGTCTGTTTTGTGGACTCGTCGTCCGATGCGGACTTGTATCGCAAAAACTTTGATGCGGTGTGCATCGCGATTGCCGAGAGCATCAGCGGCGTGAAGGTGCCCGACGTAAAGCCGCCCGATCCGCCAGTGCCGCCTGATCCCGCGCCTGACGAGGACAACCGCATCGACATAACGACGGTCAAGACCGGCAACATGACCGTGATCCTCAACGGGCAAGCGGTCGATACCGGCGAGGGCAGCACCGAAAACAAAGTCACCGTCACCATGCAAGTAGAGGGAGACGTTGCCGTGACCATCAACGGGGAGGACTACCACAACCCTTTTGACCCATCGCCGCCCGATCCTGCACCGTCGCAGCGGCCTACGATTCGGAAAGGCGACACCGGTCCCGATGTCGTCACGGTGCAAGAATGCCTCGCGATCACAGCGGATGGAATTTTCGGGTCCGGCACTGAGACAGCCGTCAAGCAGTTTCAGCTTGCGCAGGGCTTGGACGCCGATGGCGTTGTAGGTCCGCAGACCTGGGCGGCGCTAGAGGAGATCTATGATCTCCCGCCGTATGTCCCGCCCGTCATGTTCCCGACGCTGGATCAGGATCAGATCGACGCCATCACCAAGCTCGCGGCGGACTCTGCCATCGCAAAATATAGCTGGAAGGATCGCGGCAAGTCCCCGCCTGGTTACATCAAGGGCATGGCGCTCGCCTACTCCACGGCTTATCGCAAATACCTGGCTGGCGAATCCGAAGCCAAGGAAATGGCGAAGGCCAACACCGGCAACGACGATAAGGATGCGATCTCTTGGTACAACTCGAATTTCGTAAACCTGGGGATGCGCAACGACGTAGCAGGCACCGACACGCTGCGTCACCTATTCGTGTTGCTGATTGGCCTGGGCATGCGCGAGTCGTCGGGCAAGCATTGCGAGGGGCGCGACCAGTCGGCGAGCAACACCGACGCGAACACGTGCGAAGCTGGCTTGTTTCAACAAAGCTGGAATTCGAATTCGTGCTCGCCTGAGATCCCCAAGCTGATGGATGAGTACCGCCCCGGCCTCGACTCTGACCCGCCTATCTGCGCGCTCTCCACGTTCAAGGAAGGCGTGTCGTGTTCGTCAAGTAGCTGGCAGAACTACGGGTCAGGAACGGGCCGTGACTTTCAACAACTCGCCAAGTCGTGTCCGCAATTCACCGTCGAGGTTGCCGCCGTTGGCTTGCGCAATCTGCGCCAGCATTGGGGACCGATCAACCGCAAGGAAGCCGAGCTACGGAGCGAAGCCGACATGTTGCTGATCGATGTCGAGGCGATCATCGCGCCAGCCGTGGCGTGAAGGGAGGCCAGCGTGAAAGTCGCCACGACTCTGATCGTGCTCACGCTGGCTTCTGTTGATGCCAATGCGCAACGCTGCATGCAACCACAAGAGCGTGAGGAAATTCGCGCCCTGGCATTGCGCGGAATCGATCAGGGCTTTGTCGATAAGGTTGCTCAATTGTTTAGCGTTTGGGTAGCTGATCCACACGAACAGCCCAAGCGTGCGATTGTTGGAATGGACGCAGCGATCAAGGCGTATGTTCACGCTCGCGCCAACGCGACGCAATGGAACCCGCCAGAGTGCAAGAAGGAATAACGCTATGGCTGGTCCCGCAGAGGAAGGCGCGAAAGTTGCTGTATCTGTTGTTGAGTCGTTGAAGACTCAACCGCTCATCCTGGCGCTTGTGTTGTTCAATGCGTTGTTCATGGGAGCGGTCGCATGGGGAACGGCGAAGGCGCGAGAGGATTTCACCAAGACCATCCAACTCCTAATCGAGAAGCAGGATAAGACGGCGGAAATGCTCTACCGCTGCACGCCATCCGGCAACAAGACTCTTGGACCCGGATCTCTGCCGTTGGAGTTGTTGAGCAATCCCTATCTCGACAAACCTAAATGA